CAGCATAAATAGCTTTGTGATAACCTTTCGTATCCACTACTTCACCTTTGTCATTTAGGAACTTCCCAATTAGGTTATTAATGTTTGATTGGCGATCTGCAACCTTTTCTACATTTTGAATACCGTATCTAAATGTTTTTTCACCTAGTTTGAAATCAAAACCTTTGAAATCTTGTGTAAACATTTTTTTAGTAGACTCTTTAAACGCAGAGTGTTGTTGCTCAGCTATTTTTTGATTTTCGTTGTAGCGGTTAAAAAAGTTCGAAGCTTCTTGTTGGTCTGTAGATAACTCAGGCCTTAACTTAAGATCTGAATAATATTTGTCTTTTAAACCGTTTAAAAACTTTTTTGCTTCTGCAACCGCTTCTTTTTTTGCGAGTTTCTTTTTTCGGATATCTCGCTCCTCGTGTATTTCTTCGTCAAATTCAAACTTGTCCTCCATTAGAAAACTAATTTCTTCATTATCTAAATGCGACTTTGTTTGCTTGTAATATTCTTTTAGTAAAACATCTGAATCTACAGTAGAGTAATCAGTATTAAGCCTGATGTAATCCTGCATAGTTCCACCTGTTTCTTTCATGAAGTCTACAAGCTTTTCTACGTTTTCAGGCAATTCAGCTTTGTTAGTAGTTTCAACAGTTTCTTTTGGAGCCGCGGGCTCTTCTGCAGGTTGTTCACCTATTGTAATTACTTGTTCTTCTTTAGTTTCTTCAACTACCTCTTTAAGCTCTGTTTGAGAACTTTCTTCTTGGGCAACGGTTTCTTCTACCGTTTCTTCTTGAACAGGTTCGTTTTCTTCTGTTTTGGGTTTTGACAAATCAACTTTGGTTGTGTTGTCATTAGTACTAAGATCTTCCGCAGGTTTGCTAAGATCAACTTTAATTGTTTCTGACATGATAAGATATTATAAAATTAGTAAATATTTATTACCTAGGTGTAAATTGTTCTAGGCCAAATCCGCCAAGGTTGTCAAACCCAGCTGATTCAAAATTCTTTGGTAAAGAATCGTTTTTTCTTTGGTCAATCAATTCGCTTTGTTGCGTTGCTTGAATTTTTGTTCTTTCGTCTTTTCTATCTTCTTTGTATTCTTCGGTGCTTTTTTTCGCCCCTGCTTGAGCCTGTGCTAACTGAATATTGTATTGAAACTCAAGTTCCATCAACTGACGCTTTATTTCAGCTTCTTGTTGCATTTTTTGAATTTCAAATTGAGACTTAGATTGCTCTATCTGTATTTTAGTTTGTGATAAAGCCTGTTGCTTTTGAACTTCAGCCATTGCCGCAGCTTCAGACGCCTGAGCGTTTGCCTGAGCTTGTGCTTGAATATTAGCTTGTTGAGTAGCTCTATCAGCTTCTTCTTTTTTCTTTCTTCTAAACTTAATAGATTCGTTAGCAAGTTTAATATTTTTGATTTCGCGAATGTCTATAGCATCTTCTAGGTTGATTCCGCCTGATTTTAAAGCAACCTGTATATTTTGTTCTAATCGCTCCTTAGCTTCTTCGTCAGGTTCCAGCTCTAAGTAAATACCAAAGTCGTGCAAGCTTAAATCACTAATTTCCGCAAGTACTTCTGCGTTATAAATAGAAACACTATTTTCTAATGACTTTCTAGTTAAGGGATATTCCAGTAAGTCAGCTACTTTTAATGAAATGTTTTCACACGTCTTAAGAGTTAAATAAAGGCTAGACTGTAATATATGCCTAGTAGCCGTATTAGAATTAGCTGCTGCCATTTTTTGCAACCCTACTAAAGCGTTTTTATCTGGAGTACTTCCGTCTCTTGCTTCGTTAAGACCTGTTACGTCTCTAATCATTTGCAAGTAATATTGGTAAGTACCAATCAAAGAGTTTATTTTTCCTTGACCAGATGAAGACGCTAATTCCTGAACAGGCACTTTTCCTCTGTTCAAATCTCCTTCCTGCGTTAATGATCTACCTACAACACTACCTGTTTGAAAATACATATTCAAAGCTTCGGCTGGATTGTAATTAGTTCCGTTTCCTAAGTCAACTTCTGCCAAACCATCCATATCTAAAAATACACCATCAGGTACTATTCTAGACATTACTTGTTGCAATTTTAAATGAGTTAATTGAATCATATCTGCAAAACCTGTAATACGGCTAACCAAAGATTCAATTTTACCTTTATACATTCTAGGTGCGCACAAAGAGTAGTTCATAGCTACTTTAGTTGTATCGGCAAATGGTCTTGTCATGTTTTTACAAAGCTCCCACTTAAGCATTTTATTATGCCCTAAAACTTTTACTCCTGTGTATAAAACTTCAATAGTTCTAGACACTTTTTTAAACGTATCGTTTTCAGGCGGATTAAAGCTATCTGTTTTCTGAATAGCTTTTTCCAGCCCTTGTTCTGTTTGTTTTATTTTAAAGACTTGATTCATGTAAGTCTTGTATTCGAAATAAATTAAAGAAACTTTATCATCGTCATAGCTATTGTACCCGGTAGCATAATTATGGGAGCTAGCCATTTTTTCAATTTCTTTAAGTTCAGAATTGCCTAGCAACGGGAACTCTTTTGCTAGTTCTGGTATTGTAACGCTTTTGGCTTCCCCTACATAGTATATATCTTCGAAGTTAGGGTCTTCTGTGTAAGAATGAACCACATTAGCAGGATCTACGTAATCAACAACAATACCCTCCGTTTTATTAAAGCTAGTTTTTGTTGCTCCTATACCTATAGTGGCTAAATCATAGTTTAATCTTCTTTTAGTTAAAGTGTACTTATTAATGTCTAGTACATTATTAATAACTTGTTCTTGTGCGATTTCGATGTTCTGCTTATAGTCAAGTTGCATATGAAGCGAAAGCTGAGCTTCGTTTTCAGGCAGCATAGAAGGGTCTTCAACATTGTATGTATCCATCCCTAATTGATTCATCATTTTTTCATTAAACTCACGAGTGTTCATATCAGCTACTATAGCTGAAACATACTCTGTTCGTTTTCTAGAAGACTCTGGGTCTTGCGCGTAAGCTTTAATATCATATGTTTTTTGCGAAATACCATTAACAACAATATCTACGAACTTAGGTATAACAGGAACAGGTTTCCAATCTAGGTTTAAGTAAGATAAATCTCCGTTAATAGATAGCTCATCTTTATACTTTTGAACACTTTGTTCACCTCTAGCATACAGCCTAAGTTGGTGAAAGTTATTGTAATTAGAAGAAAACCTATTATTTGAGGTTCTGGAACTTCCAAACCACTCACTTTCTATAGCCCTTGCTACTTTTAACCCATAATTAATACTCGCTTTTTCTTCGTCGCTTACGGTTTGGGTAGGAAAAGAACTGTTGTAATTATTTTCTATCATTTATTTTATTATTTTCGAAGTAAATCCTTTGTTATCATATCTTTTAAAAGGTAAGCTTATAGCCTTTCTTTGTTTAACCGCTACAGGTGTGTACCTGTTTTTGTTGCACGCCATAATAGCTAAACCAGAACTAATAGAAGCATCGTGCTTTGTTCTGTTGTTTATATTAAACTTAGCCCAATCTTCTAATGTTCTTTGCATATACATATTACCGTAACTTTCATTACGGTATCCAACGTGTTCTTCAATATAAGACTCTATAGCCGAAGCGTGTGCTTGTTTTATATCTTCACTCGAGTTTGGTATTCCACCAATTTCTTTTTCTGTAACGGATAACTTATTCCAAACCTTATCAGGCCTGTTCATACTAAAGCCTCTATATCCTCTTCTTTTAAAGTGGTAAAGTAATCTAGGTTTGTTATTCTCAGCTAGTATAGGCATGCCATAAAAAACGCAAGCCATTAATACATCTTCGAAAAACATTTCAGCTGTTTGGGGTCTAGCTATGTATTCTAAGAAAAAACAGTTAGGAGGTGCATCTTCCATGCTAAACTTAGTCAGCCCGTGAAGTGCTCCATTAGATCCTCTTTTATCTACAGTTCCAGAAATATCATAACTATCACAACCGAATGCGCCCATGTGCTCATTACCTGGATATCTTACTCCATTCTTTATTATCACTTGGTTTTGAAGATTATTAGGTGGTACCCAGGATATTTTAAACCTACCGTCTTTATTAGGATAAAATATAACTCTAGTATCTTTAACTCCGCCTTCCCACATAAAGCTACCGGTTGTTACAACAGCGGTATTTTTCAAGTCTTCATTGTAATCAATTTGCTCGTATATTTTAGTTAAGTTAAATATAGACTCTTTAGCTTCGTCTCTAAACGCATGCTTTTCCGTTCTAGGAAATTGTCTATAAAATTCATTTAACCCGTCTTGATCACTTTTTAATCCTTCAACTTCATTTTCCCAGTGCTCTATAACACCTATACTTATAGGTTCTCCATCAACTCCTTTAATTGGTTCTCCTGGTGTATCGAATACAGGTAAGCCATAAGCGTCAATGAATCCTTCGTAGTTCCACTCCATAGGGATAAACAAAGAATATAATCCTGAGCTAGTCTGTCCGTTGCGGTTTCTCTTGGTAACGTCTGAATCATTGTAAAGTTTTTTAAAGTTATTACCTCCTTTGTCCAGCGCGTTCGAAGTTGAACCCATCATACACTTACCGATAACTTTGCTACCTAACCTTAAACAGGTTTTAGTAACTCGCCAGTTGTTTAAAATGTTATCTGGCTTTTCCCACTTTCCACTTTCGTCGTGTACTAGTAGCTTTAATTTTTCACCATCGTAGCTGTTGTCTCCTGTGTTTTTCCAGTCAATCGTAGTGTCTAATCCCACAAGTTCCTGTAACTGTTCGTTTGAATCCAGTTTTTTTCGCGTTAGCTTACTAGCTGGTATTCTATATGCTAATTCAGTTTTTGGCCTATCCATACCATCTTGTATAGGCTTAAAAAAGAAAGGGTAGTTTATAGATATAGGTACAACTTTATCTGTAAACATTTTTTTAGCATCTGCTCCCGATTTTGATAATATACCAAAACGAGCGTCGCTAGACATTGTTGCTTGGTGTGTTGTTTCTGCGGATGACATAAACGAAAATCCAGAACGCCTATTTTTTAAATAGCACATGCCATAACTTCTTTTATCCGCTTTGCAAGCTTCCCAAAATATAAAAAATAATCTGTTCGACTCTCTAAAATCAGGGTGGCCTACGTCAATTTTTGTCCACTGCAAATACATATAATGCGTACCTGTTATATAAGTAGGCTTACCATTGTTGTAAAACCAAAAACCTTCTTCTCTGTAGTTGAATTCTTGGTCGATATAATCGTACCACTTTTCCTTAAAGTCTGTTGCGTAAGTTTCCCAGTCGAACACACTTTTTATTCTGCTTAATTCTTTTGGATATTCTTTAACCTCCCAGAGTTGCTCATTTTTTTTATCTGAGCGTTTATATATGTTCTTTGTTGCCTTAGGTAGAGCGATCTTAAGATTCTGGATATCATAAATTTCTCCAATTTCTCCAGTTTTACTAATAACCACGATATCATGCTCAGCATTGTAACCATATTCCCATTTTTTATAGCGATTCATTCGCTTTATCACCTTAGGTTTTATATGGTTGTCATCTATTTTGTATAGGCTTTGCTCGTACATATTATTTAGATCTACGTTCTGCAAAACCACCAAAAGCTTTTTCTTCCTTTACTTCCTTTGGTTTATCATTTAATTTATCTTCTTCTTCTTGTATTCTTTGTAGAATTTCAAACGCGTCAAATATAGCTAGTTTTTTAGTAGCCGCCGCATTTTTTAATCTATCAGCTGAAATATCGTCATCAGAATCTACGATAGCCTCTTTGGCTACTTTAATTAATTCTTCAACGGCCTTTTGTCCAGCTTGGATTATATTCTTCTTCGTTTCCTTTGTATTCATATTTAATTACAATATCATTTGATTTCATA